CATAAAAACCAAGGCCTGGCAGGAATTTATAATGAACAAAGTATGTTATGCGCTTATATAGCTCATCAGATTCATCCCAATTCCTAGTGATTGATACAATATCACCAGTATCTTTGCAAATTGTGAAAATATATGGCAGCATCAGGCCACGGTCATCTTCAAATCTTGGTAAATCATAATTAACATGCATCTCAAGCATTGTATATGTATCATCAATAATTGATGACTTTGAAGTGCCTTGCATTCCATCAATAGCCTCATCAACAAGATTCTGCTCAGGCTCTGCAGCACTACCAATCTCAGTATCAACGTATGATCCAAGAATCTGGTTTCTCAAAAAATCATTCTTAGATAGAGTGAATCTATGTGTGATCCTCTCAACAGTATCAAGGTCAGTAGCATAATAATTTACAACAACATCCTCTGCTGTGCAATATTTTGATACTGGCCTACCGAGCGATGCGTCAAAATATACTTTTTTAAATGCTGAGCCTGATAGTGACAAGTAGAACAACATTTGATCAAGCTCAGGATCATACTCATCCATAACTTCTGTAATTTGATAGTTCATAAACTCTCGAACACGATTTGCCCGATCTATGATGTTTAATGAACCATCATTGGTCTCAATTTTTGTTGTTCCAACTGTTTTAGTTGATACAGGACCATTAGCAGGAAGCAGCTCTTTATATGCTTGTGATTGAAACTGTGTTGCAGCTTCTGCTAGCAATGGGTGAAAGACAGAGGATGCACCTTCAAATGGCTCATCACGATCATCACTACGTTCAAAGCCAAGCTCTTTTAGACCTTTTGTGAATATTGAGATCCAATTGCTTCTAGTTTCCTTATCTGCTTCATAAGCCTCTATAAGATCACTAGCAATACTTCTCAGATCACTAACATCAATATATTCAGCAAGATTTGCATGATGTGGAAGATCATCTGGAATTTTATCATCTAGCTCTTCACAAAAAGAAACAACTGCAGACCCATCTTCTTCAATCTCAATATTTGGGTCTTCCATTGGATCATCTGGTTGGAATGCAACTACAACATCCTCATCAGGAATACCCTGTGGTGCAAATGGCGCTTGATTATCTATAAAACTCATATGATATCCTTAGTAATATGTTGACACTTTCCAACTCTTGCCTAGCTCTTCTTTCCAATCTTTCTTCAATGATATGTAGCCTGCTTTACGGAAATATGTAATAGCCATAACCGATGAGTCTACTTGGTCATCATTTTTAGATGAGTATGGGAATGCATGGCACTCATCTATAAGCTCATCCGCCCACCATTCATTTGGTGCCCATACCTTGCCATCATGAAATATATCTGCAATAGCATTAGCCCGGACTACTTTATCCTGACCTTTATTTGGTGTAAATGGTGTTACAGGAATTCCTTGATGGTTGAATTCTTGAATAAGTGATTGCCCTGAAGCCTTGTTTTCAATAATGGTAATATCAGGGTTCCAGTCTGTCCAAGTTGTAAAGGCTTTTTCTTTGAGGGTTGGAAAGTCAAATTGCCCTCTAACTCTATCCAGTAGCATAATGTTAGCTTCTCTGCCATTGAAATTCCGTGTTCGTTTATTATCACCACTGCCAATTACATACTCACCATCTGGGTAGAATACACCCCAAGTTGTTATTACAGAATAATCTGCTGCTTCTTTGGCCTGGAATGCTGTATCCATTGACATGATGATGTCTGTACAAGCAGGAGGTTTATCATCATTCCAACGTGACCAATAAGAACGCTTTATAATAGCAGCCTCTTCTGATACAGGATTCTGCATCCATTGTGCCTGCCAGTTTGCCTCAAACAATGATGCACGAACAGCTTTTAACTCATCAATAGACCAAAATTCAGGCCATAAAGGCTTGCCAGAAGGCAGAATAGCAGGGAACTCAATTACTTCCCACTGATCTGCATCCTTCTTTTTCATCTGTTCCTCTAGCAAATGACCTGTCAGATCTTCTTGAGACCATCTGGTTTGCACTACCATAATGATACCGCCTGGCTGCAAACGCTGTCGTGGGCCTGCAGAGTAGTATGCCCAAGCATTATCAAATGCATTTGGTGATAAAATATCCTGCTCAGAGTGTGGGTCATCAATAATAAGAAGATCAGCACCACGACCAGTTACTGAAGCTCCTACACCAGCAGCAAAAAATTCGCCGCCTGCTTCTGTTTGCCATTTGCCAGCAGATTTGTTATCTGCTCTAATATTTGTGTGTGGGAATATCTCTTGATAACGATCTGATTGAATAATGTCACGAACAGTTCTTCCGAAATGGACAGCAAGATCTGTAGTGTGAGTAATTGACATCAACTTCTTGTTTGGAATTCTCCCGATTAGCCAGGCCGGCAAGTATTGTGAAGTTAATAGTGACTTACCGTGTCGTGGTGCAACATTAAGAATAATGCGTTTAAGCTTGCCTTCAGCAACTTGCTTAAACTTCTCTGCCATCACTTTATGATGTGGCCCGATGATAAAGTCAGGGAACATGAACTTAACAAATTCAATAAAATCATCCCGTGCAGCTGTGATCTGCTCTTGCTTTACAAGCAATTGCTTCAAATCAAGATACTCTCTCAATTGAGCATCTGTCATTTTTGAAAGATCAACATTCACTAATCTGATATATCTTTGTATTGTTTGATTAAGCTAGGCAAAGATCCTCTGCCAAAATGCCCTTCAATTTGGTCTTTGATGTAATTTGCAAAATCTATATTATTGTTATCAACAGCCCGGATGTAATCACCAACTCTTACAAAAAGCTCTTCTGGCCTTGGGCCTTGGAAAGACTCAATAGCATCAATTTTGCTCTGTGGCAATGACCGAATTCCTGCATGCTCATATTCATGCACCCAATATTCTGGTGCTGTGCTATCTTCCCGAACTGTGACATAAGGGTTGCTCTTGTCAAATAGTGATCTTGGTATGGTTGCACCACGAATGTCTTGTGGATCAAAATCTAAAGCACGTGTCACATAGCTGGAATTGCTCTCATTATTGGCATTATAAATGTATGTTGTATCCTCTATGCCAGACATTGCACTCAAAGCTATTGGAGAATCATAAGCATATTCTGCAAGATCAGTCAAGAACTCTATATCAGCTTCACCAGCTTTGTAATCCATTTTTAATGAACCCTTGATGACGACTCAAGCTCTTTAATGCGCTTGATTATCTCTTCACGTGGTGTGTTGTGATCAATATTAATCTGAATATCAGACTTGTCATCCCAACCAGCCCGTGATTTTAGCCAAAAAATAGATGCTTGAGGATGCTTCCCGGATGTTGCCATTTTGTAAAGAGAGTGGGCTACCGATGCATTTGCCTCATCTTCAGCCGTTGCAATCTCCTTGCCAAATCTATCATATAATTCTGATGTTGACATATCAAAGATCATAGCAATCTTTTCTGTTGAAATGCCACATGCCATAAGTGCTTTAATTTGGTCTCTCATTATACTAACCTGCATCAGTATCCCATATATTTACGAAATTTTGCCTGAGCTATATTACAAGCAGCAAGGCACTCAGACATCTTCATACCTGCCTGAATAAATCCAATATTGTAATCATCCATATTGTCATCAATTGCTATGATAAGAACTTTCTTTAGGTCTTTGTTGAAGGCACCATCATTCTCTTTAATGCAGCGAAGTGCATCTGTAAGTGCATCTTCTGGAGACCAATGTCTAGCATTTTCCGAATGTGAGACCAAATCAACAATTTTGCTCATCGCTTTCTGCCAAATGACATTGTAAATCCAGTTGGACTGTCATCTTCATCAGACCACTTTTCACCGAATCTGCTAAGATAAGCTAGAATTGATTGGTGCCCACCTTTAGAATTACCCATTTGATTGAATAGTTTATCAACAGCCTCCCGCTTGCCTAGTGATCTGCCTTTAATAAATGCTATCCGAAAGTCCCTCTTGAAATCTTCATCCTCAAGAGCCAAGAATGTCTCTTCATCCATCCCGAATTGTGCCAGGACTTCCTCAATTGTTAGACCACGGGACATATGTGTGACTTCAGCTAAAGTGTGCAGCTTTGCCTTATCTTTTGTTTTATATGGTACTTCAAAATTCATTTGCATAATCTCTTATGTTTTTGCATCTTCTCTCTAAAATTATAGAAAGAAAATGTTAGGGGTGAATACACTCTTCCTTGTCCGGATTATAAGGGAATTTTACTGTGATGTAAAGGCTTGGTGTGATAATAATGTAAGTGTTTGATTTACAATGGGATTTTTGAATTTTTGTGAAAAATTTTGCAAAAAATTTTTATTGGGTGCTTTTTTTGTTAGTGTGAGGTTGAGGAGGTAACTGGTTTTTGCATATGGTTTTTGAGGGTTTGAGAAAATTGTCACAAAATTTGAGCAGTATAGTACGAATAACTATTGGCGAATAAGGGGGTGTACCCCTCTTTTATGCCCGTGTTATTAACAGAGCTTATACTACCACCCATAAATTTATGACCTGCCATTGACTGGGCTTATACTGCCATTAATTGAGCTTATAATAAGCGAATCTTATAGCACATAAACTGAGTTTATAATAAGTGAATCTTATAACATAATAGATCACACTTATAACAGGCTACCCTATAATATAAGAGTGCCACACCTATTATATAGAGAGCTGTGGATAAGTAGGTTTTATGCTATATAAGAATCTTTCGTGAAAAAAGTAGTAGACTTTTGCATAATAACCCGTATAATTGTTGCATAGGTTGAGGTAAACCTATATAACTCATAAACTCAGGAGAATATAAAATGAATAAGAGCGACTTTATTACTAAGTTTATTGTTGAAGGTCTTGGTGGGCTGAAAGATGCTGAATTGGCTTGGAAGGAATACCGTGAAGAGAATGGCGGTGGATCTACCGGATTTAACGCTATGCTCGCTAAATCGCTACTTGAAGGCCCGATGAGCGAAGATGAGTATGAAGAACTGATCGACTTGATAACCCCTAACCCTGACCGACCTTATGCTCGCCAGAATCGCTGGATCTGGAAGCTGGTCCAGGATGTAAGAAATAGTAAGTAATGTTGAAATGAGGGCGGGAAACCGCCCTCTGTTTCCCTAGAAATTTGCCGCTCTGGGTCTGATGAGACGGGCACAAATAGACTGGAGCTGATAATGTATCATTACAAAGTAACCTCCCGATGGGAGATTGAATATTTTCTGCAAGAAGGGTGAGGCATTAAACCTCGCTAAATGGCGGCACAGTTTTCCCACACAACCGTTGAGCAGGGTAATTTTCTGCTAGGTTATAACGAGATTAAGATAGGAAAACATTCCCTATCTGGTGTGGGTGGCCTGATGAGTGGTGAGACTCACTGGTGCACATGTGTTGGCATTATTTTAATGACTGAATCGCTCTTTAGCCGCCTCTTGCCTCTTGTGATAGGCGGCCCTCTGCTCATCTGTCATTCCATCATATTTTGCCGCCTTTCTCTCTTTAATAGTGGCGATGGATACTGGCCGAAAAGGCCACAATGCACAGGTGTATTCTGATGGGCATCGCTCCACCTGATCCCTCCATGTGCCTTTGCCACTTTGATCGTATGCACAATCTTTACATTTTGCATCAATGGCCTGTTTTCTTGTTGAAACTTGTTTCATAAATGGTTCCTTTAAAATAGCTTTAAATTTCGCCTATTATACTAGATTAAAGCTATTTAATAAAGAGCTATTTTTACTATAAAATAAGGGAAAATAAAGCCTATAGATAGCGGCCCGCTACCTCGCTATAGATTCTCCCGATAGTTCTAATTTTTCTCTATATAAATAGAGAAAATTCGAGAAGGAAGGGGATCTTATCCTCCTTCTATCCGGTTTAAATCCGGCTTAGACCCGGGAAGAGGCGATATAGGCCCGCTATCGGTTATCTCCACGAGTACCAGCCCACCCTTGACCACCTCACCCCTATAGATGAATAGTTGATCAATCAAACTATCATCCTCAATCAGCCCGGCTTTGACCAATGAGTCCTGCAGTGCTTTCATATAATTGTCTAAGTCTCTGCGCCTTCTATCTGGTGGGAATAAATGCACTTCCATTAGTACCGTTTCAGTGATATAAATATCTGGTGCTTGCTCTTGAACATCCAATTCTACCGAATGTGAGTATTTGCGGCCTTTGGCGCTTAAATACACTCCACGCTTCGTGTGAGCATAATAGTTGTTTACTGTTGGTGGCCAGTCTAAAAATAGGGTTAAAATCGGCATCTTGTCGTTCTCCTTTTGTTCGTTTTTTCTAAAAACCTAGTTAAATAGTAGGATAAAAATTACCCTACTGTACCCTAAAGTTACCCTTTTAGATACCCTGAGAGAGAGAGGTATGTACTTATTCTTTATAGCCTTTTTTCTCCCGGGTTCGCTGGGGTTCTCTAGGGCCCGGGCGCCCTGGCGCCCGGTAGGGTGCTTACCCTCTTACCCTCTTTGTGTTTTTTTTTTTTTTTTATCTTTTAAATTAATACCTTACACGCAATTCTTAATCTAATTTCTGAGGGTAATTCGGGGTACGCTAGGGTTCCCTAGGGTAATATTTTCGCCTCCCGTACCCTTAATTAGTCTCTACTAATATTCCAGCTAACACTTTGTAACAAATGCTCCCAAATCTAACACTCGGATCCTCTGTTTCAAGTAATTCTCCATTCCCGATCAACGCTCCAATTGCCTTATCAAGCCCACTTCTCGGGTTGCTTTTAAACTTCGGATCATCATTTAAACTTCGGATCAGCTTATGATTTTTCAATCTTCGGTAAATTGAAGATTTAGTAACAAGGCGGCGTTTTCTTTGCTCTTTTGTTATATTACCACGCGGGTCTTTTATATCACACTCTAAGCTCAATATACGCATAATTGTTTTCCTAACCAACTCCATTGCCTCTGCCAGTTCATCCCCGAAATAACTACCACTGAAGAAACTATCAATATTATCCAGTTCATATGCTACCATTGCTTTGCCCCATTCCCATTCTTCCCTTCCAATTATCAACGGACTCGGGTCATCTTTTGTCTTATTCAATGCTGTAGCAAGTCCTGCAAACTTTAATACCTTCAAATATGCTCTATTATGCATGTCTGCTTTATTTACATCCTCGGTACGCAGTTTGCTCATGCACTCTCTATAATGCAACTCTAATTTTGCTGCTTCTGTTTTTGCATGCTCCTCATCACTATCGGTTAATGGATTCCCTCCTATTGATGGATCCAATTCCAGTTGCCAGGCTTCAAAGTCATCTAAACTCTGAATCTTGCTACACTCGGAAATAAGATAATCAAGTCTATCAATCAGATCATCGGATAAAGTTAAATGCGGTGATCTATTGGCTACCAGTGCTATGCTATCAATGCTATATATGCTCATTCTTGGAGCTAATCCGTTTGCAACTGCTCCTTGACTGTGAAACTCTCTCTTAAAAACTTCAGGTGTACTAATGTTTATCCAACTAAAGCTGACACCTTTTAATTTTTGAGTTGAAAAATCTCTATCACGTTGAGCCTGATTCATGCTATAATCACAGCTTCCACTCTTACTATACAAATCCAGTAATGTAGCAGTTTTCTTTTGAGGATCACCTGATTTGCTGCTTAGACTTTGGCCAGCCTCATCGGTAATACTTACTTGACACCTTGCATTCTCTACAGATTTTAGTATCATTGTCCCAGAAGAGAAGTCATTATGCCCAATGAAACTAATATTCTTACCAATGCCACTTCGATTAAACAAAACCTGATTGATAAACTTCTCGACTGATCCTTTACCAATTCCAGTTGGCCCTAGTATTGTCATATAAATATTCAACCCAGTTGGCGGATGACTGACATCAAACTTTCTTCCACATATTCCTGCAACTAATCCCAGTGCACTGACTACAGCCAACTCTTTATATTGATATCTCTGATAGTCAAACGCAGCATCGGCTAATTCACCAAGTCTGCCAGGCGGCCATGGAATCTCTCTTTTGATCTTGCCATAATCATGAATGAAGTTATCAATCTCGGAATCAGTAATATTCTTTGATCTATCTGCATCATCTTCACTTTTGATTCTAGCAACAGCTCCATCTACCATCACATCAACATTGTCATATCTAGTCTGCCAACGTTGAGGATCAATGCTATTCTTACATGCCTGTAACAACCCTTTCAGAGTTGCCTTAACAACCCCAGGAGATACACCATCCTTGATTTGACCATATGAATAATCAATCATATTTGGATGAATTAACTTACCTGTTGTTATTCCAGTGATGATTTCATCAATAGTTTGACCATTAATACGAACAACCCGGCCTTCTGAAGTATGCAGCACAGGAGTCTGATTTTCCTGCCAGATCTTAAGCAATTCATATGGCAAATCTAATAATTCAGCACTACCACGATGAGAGTATTCACCATCTGAATCAATACTGCCTTTTGATCGGCTAGACCAGTCTTGTTTTGGATGCAAGCTCCCAGGCCAGGCATCCTGATGACTTCCTGTCCGAAACTCTAGCTTACACTCGGTAATAACAAACTTTTGTAATGTATTAATCGACCCAGGAAGTTTGAACATAAACTTTCCTGATTTAGCATTCGGACTCAATACTTCAAAATGACCATCCAGATATGCCATCAAGCTATCAATGCCATATTTATCCCTGAACCACCTCTCAGCAGCTTCAATATCATCAATATCCAAACAGCATGAATTACTTGTCTTATGAACAAGTCCTATTCCTGTATAATATCCACCACTCCCCATTGCTTCACCAACTGCAGATTCAAAATCCAACTCTGCTGTTGGCCAGCCTTTATATCTTGCATCCTTGCCCCTTATCGGAGTAAAATGTAACCCAGTAGTTACTAATTCATTGATGTTAGCCAATTTTATGCACTCCTTTTTGCAAAATCATTAATATCATTAAGTATAAGCCTTTTTGTCTGCTGAATTGCCTCATCACTCGGCAAAATATTGCCATCAGCAGCTAAAATTAACGATTTTGTTGCAAACGCCTTCATTTCCATTCTTGCATCAACATCTTTTATGTGATCAAGAAGATTTCTATCACACTTTACTGCCAAATTATACCCTTGCATAGCCCAAAATGCTGATGCTATCAGTTCTGCCTTATCCATTGGAATAGGCAAATAGCACATTATCATCTGATTATTATTGTATACACTATTTCCCTCCTCATAATTGTTGTAAACAGCTCGGAAAAGCCTTGTCACTGGATGATTTGAGTGAAATGCTAATCCTCTACCCTTTAAATATTGATATTCATTCTTGTCTAATTTTATCATACCACCTTGTCGTGGACAAAACGCTGCAACTTTGCCTTTGTTCTTTTCTGCCATTGCAGCTATTGAATATTTATTTCCTGCCATAATATTATCTCACTAAAGTATGCGTACTATTAAGGGAGGCCTATTATACCCCTATCTTTCTACTTATAATAAATTAATTTTTTCTATATCCTCTCTATCCCCTTAAATCAGCCTATATAGAAGAGATAAATATACCCTATACTCGACTATACCTTAGTCCTACTTTCTAGTTTTTTAGAAGATATAGAAGGGAAAATAAGCCGATTCCCGGCCCCGATAAAGCCTATACTATAAAGACTCCTATTTTTTCTCTCGTAAAAGAGTAGATTTATACCCCTATAGAATAATTCAATTATCTTTTCTTTAAAGCCTATTATATTATCATGATTGTTCTCGCTATTAAAAGGCGAAAACAACACTTAAACACTTAAAAGGAACCTGAAAAATGAATGATCTGATCCAAAAGGCAGTTGCACATATCAAAGCTAATGATAACGTAAGCACGAATTGTGCTATTTGTAACATCACAAAGCAGGCCATGAGAGTTATCTCTGGCGAAAGGAAGAAATCAGAAGCTGTTAGGGTATTGTTTTATAGCAAGAATCCTGCTTCTCATCCAAAATGGCAATACCATGCATTGAATTTACAGATCCAAAGGCTGCTTGGAGCATAAAAACGCGGTAAAACTCTAGGGAAAATATTATGAAATTAGATGATGAGATCAAAAATGCAATTGATTCTGTTAAAAAACTGAAGCATATCCAAAAAGTCCTATGTACACCAGAGGCAACAGCAGCTATTAATCAGCTTGTTATAGATCATTATGATGCATTTAGCTTTGCAATCAGTGATGAGAAACAGCTTGATACTGGAATCAAAAATATAAATTGGAAAGAAAATATTGTTGAGATTAACAACACATACATCGGGTATTATACAGACTATGATAACATTGCTGAAAAAGTAAATATGCTTAATGGTGGCACTAGTGTTAGATATGTGTTTACCAAAGAGACTAAAGTTGATGATATCACATTCAAAATCAGTGACTATTTAGTAGCAAATTTACCAGATGATGATATTCTGCTATTAAAACGAATCGGCAAAATCAAAGAGACACTGGTAGATAGCCGCATAGATATGCAAATTCAATGTGACATAAATTAATTTTATAGGGGAATAAAAAATATAGAATAGACTTTTCCCGAATAAAGAGAGATAATAGAGACTCTTAAAAACGCATTAATACATAAAGGAAATGATAAAACATGGAAACGATCAAACAAGTGCTTATGCGCCGTGATAACATGTCTTCAGAGGATGCAGATGCTCTAATTCAAGATGCAAAAGATGATATTGCAAGAATTATTGAGAATTATGAAGATCCATATGAGGGACATGAAGAAGCAGAAGAGGTGATTTATGATTATTTTGGCCTTGAGCCAGATTATCTGATGGAATTGATTTGAAAAAAGCCCACAGTTAGGGCAAATGGTGCATACCCCATTCTTCCTGGTGCATTGTTTCTCTAACTGTGGCATTTAACTCTAAAAAGGAAAAACACATGAAAAAGATTGAAAAACTTGCACAAGACCTGATGAATGTTCAGTTACTTTTGGCAGCAACCAAGAAAGAAGAACTGGCACTGCGTAAAGCACTTGCTGAGCAGATTCAACTTGAAACTCTGAGTGTTGGTACTCATAATATTGATGAAGGACACTTCCGAATCAAAGCAGTTCGGAAAGTATCATATTCACTTGATCGGGCTGCTCTTGAGAATGCATGGGAGGATCTCCCTGATGATCAGAAAGATGCAGTTGATTGGAAGCCAACACTATCTCTTAAAATTTACAAGATTCTTGATGATACATCAATGATTGATGAATTCATTGAAGTCAAACCTGCTATGCCAACAATAACCATTCAGCATATTGGTGATTGGTGAATAGCCTCCTTGCATAGTTGGTCATGCACTAGAGGCGGCTCCTGGGCAGTCGTTGACCAACAAGCCCAGAATTTATAAACACATAAATGGAAACAAAAAATGAAACGCAAAATCAATATTGATAAGATCTCTATTGAGCACAGGCCGGATGGCCCATATGCTGATATTGGTCTTGAGTGGCACTACACATACGGCAATTTTGATGGGTGGACACGCTCTGAGGAAGAGGCGGATGAGATTATCTCCAATTATATCAAATCAGCTGGAGGCAAATCATGATTATTAGCAGAATGCAGGTAAATGCACTATCAGATACTATCAACAGACTGCCAAATATTGCAAGTATCGGGATTGAAAGATTGAGCCACCCATTTGGAGCTATTAATGTTGAGCTTTTTGGTGCTAATGGAGATGTTGAGATCATTGGCACTTACTCAATCAATGGTGAAAATGATATCAAACCAGGTGCTCAAAGGAGGGTATCATGAATCACACAATTGAAGATCAAGGAACAGCTCATGGACTACATTATGTGGTAGTAGCCGCTCCTATGGGTCATCGTTGCGGGTATGTAGGAATTCCTAAAGAACATCCATTATACCGAGTTGATTATCATCAGACAGACCCTAGTCCTGAAGATATTTTTAGTGTACATGGTGGGATAACCTATTCAGGCGGTGGTAACTTTCCAATTGAAAGTGATCTTTGGTGGTTTGGCTTTGACTGTGCTCATTATGATGATGCCAAAGATCCCTCTATTATGAGTGAAGAGTATGTGCTTTACACCAAACATTATATGGGTGACTTTGCTATGGATGGTTCTATTAAAGACACTGAGTATGTAAAGGAAGAGTGTATTCAATTAGCTAAACAGTTAGCTGAATACACAGGGAGGATCTCTAATGAACAATGAACTGATGGATAAGAAATGGATTGATCGAGATGGTAATTCAGCGCGGATTATCTGCGTAAATGCCAAAGGGCAGTATCCAATTGTTGCACTTATCAACCAAGGTGGGTATGAGAAGGTTATGCAATTAACGGCTAATCTACAGGCAAGTGCTATGAATAGTAAGCCCTATCTAATAGAGGTTAGCCCTTATGAGGATCTCCACATTGATCAGCCTGTTATTGTTTGGGATAGTGCGCATAATAAGTACCGCAGGCACTTTGCAGGAGTGGATAGCAATGGAAGACCATTAACTTGGGATAGTAGAGCAACTAGCTTTTCCATTGGATCTCATGATCATAAAGTCTCATGGAAACACTGTAGAGCAGCTACCGAAGCGGAGATTGCTGGTGGGCCTATTGAGATGGAGGAAGAAGAATGAGTAAACCGAGTTGGAGTAAAGCCCCTGAGTGGGCAAATTGGTTGGCGTTAGATAAGGTCAACTATGAGTGGTGGTGGTATGAGAATAGGCCAGTAATATCTCAGAGTGGATCTATATGGGATAGTAATGAAGGACAGTCTACACATGCTTCCTACGGAAAGTCTAAAAAAGGATGGAAGAAGTCACTTGAGAAGAGACCTAAAACTGAGTCAGCCAAACTTGGGATTGACTGGGAGCTGATGGCGAAGCTGGGGGCAATGATATTTATTAGCGATTCCTCTTCTGAGAAAGCTACTACAGATCAGATTGCCGTAGTATTAAAGGGATATCGAAACACCTCGAATTACAGCTACATAACGTTCTCAGGTACATCATGGAAATACGCAGCTCCAGCTAAAGGATTGAAAAATGTACTCATCCCTCATGACGGAGGGGAATGTCCTGTGGCTGATGATGCCACTGTTATGGTGTACTCCCATGTAATGGTTAAGCATGGACTGGCTAACGAGTTTCTATGGGAGTGGGAAGAAGGTGGAAATATCGTTGGTTATATTGAAGTGTACATTGGGGACATGAGTCATGCATTTTTGAAAGAGGCCTGCAGAGCATAACAAATGAAAATTAATATTAAATCAACAAAAGACATTGCACTTGATCATGGAATCAAATGTGTTGTATATGGTTTTTCTGGAGTTGGCAAAACAGTGCTGTGCTCTACAGCACCAAAGCCAATTGTTTTATCTGCAGAAAGCGGCCTTTTGTCATTGAGCAATGTTGATATTCCATATATTGATATATGTACAATTGAAGAGATTGGTGCATCCTTTGAGTTTTTAAAAAACAATGATGATTATGAAACTATTTGCATTGACTCATTATCGGAAATTGCAGAAACAGTTTTAAATGAATTCAAAAAAGAAAGTAAAGATGGGCGTCAGGCATATATGCAGCTTGCTAGTTCTGTTACCAATCTTATTCGTAATTTTCGTGATATTCCTAACAAAAATGTTGTATTTATTGCTAAAGCAAAGCATATGGTTGATGAGGAATCTGGTTCATCAAGTATTGAGCCATATGCACCAGGCCAAGTGATTAAATTTCAACTGCCATATTTAACCGATCAGGTTTTCTATATGGATATAGACAGAAAAGGCAATCGGATGTTAGCTACAAAAGCCACACGGAAATATACAGCAAAAGATAGGTCTGGAATGCTCAGTGAATTAGAAGAGCCTGATTTAAGCAAAATATTTGATAAAATTCGGGGCACATCATAGTGGAAATTTATGCTTATATTGCTAATAAAAGGTTCAGCAAGGAAGAGTATATTTTAGCAAAGAATGCAAATATCAATCTTGTATGGGTTGGTGATTGTGATTGTGATCCATTTACAGTTAGTTGGGAATGGGTTATGAACAGATGGTATGATCATTTTGCAGAGCTTTCTAGTGTTGAAGAAGCTGAGTATATTGCAGAAGATAGGTTTCAATTTGATGGTGTTGTTGCAACACATCCTGCAACTGCTTTGAATTTGATAACAGAAACATCAATTGGTGTGTTTGATTCTAATGCTTCTGATGCATCTTGGTTCAAAATATTTGAATGAATCAACACTTTTGAATTTATAGGAGATAATAGAATGACAGGTTAAAATGCTTTAAACAATGAAAGATATTCACATAAACAAATGAAGTAATTAAACATATTGGAGAAATATTATGGCACAACTTCCTTCCGTATTTGTAACTGATGACCATGAAGCATCATCTGGGTTTGACCCGATTCCTGCTGGTGTGTACCTTGCTGAGATTATCAAGACTCAGATGAAGGATACAAAAGATGGAACTGGGAAATACCTTATGGTACAGTTTAAGATCATTGAGGGTGATTATGCAAAGAGGTTTGTTTTCACAAATTTGAATCTTGTAAATAAATCAAGTGATGCAGTGAAGATTGCTAATTCTGAGCTGAAGTCGATTTGTAATGCTGTTGGTTATGAAGGTGAGCTTGAGGATTCTGAGGATCTTCACAACATCCCACTCGGGATTAAGGTTGTTATCCGTGAGGCAACTTCCAAATGGCCAGCATCTAATGAAGTCAAGCGGTATTATCGTGAAGATGATATGCCAGAGTCTGATAGTGGCAGCCCATTTGCATAAAGCATAAAGGCGGTGTTGCCCCTACCGAAGAAGCAACAGGGG